CCTTGGCGTCAGGGAACGCGGCCTCGACCACGCGCCCGATCGCGTCTGTGGTGGCGAAGACGCCGAGCGTGTCGACAATGCCCTGCGCGGCGTCGTCCGACACCCCGGCCCCGTCGTTGGCGCACTCGGCGACGAGCACCACGAGCGTCGTGATGCGCGGCGAACTTTCCAACGCCTGCACGATCTCGACTAACCCGGCATCGAGCCGGCGCTCGACTGCCATCATCGCCCGCGTGGTCAGGCGCCATTGCTCGCTGCGGCCGTCGATCTCGACGGCGACCCCCGAAATCATCAGCTACCCTTTGTGAAGCCGGGCGCGCCGGAGATGCGCAGGTTGAGCACCATGCCGATGGGCTCGCCGACATCGTTCGTCTCCAGCGTCGGCCGGACATAGGCCGTAAAGTCGAAGACGTCGCCCGACACAGACTGTCCGGTTTCCATCGGAAGCGTGACCTGGAAATAGACCAGCGTGCCGTTCGTCTGATAGTCGAACGCGGTGTCGTACACGTCGCTCGTGTAGCCGCAGTTGACCGCGATCTCGCCTGCGTCCTTCAGGCCGGGGATATACTCCCGGTAGCCGTTCGGACTGTCGAGGTTCGTGACATCCTGATAGTCCTGCTGGACCTCCGGCACGGCGAGCGATTTGACCTCCGCCACGTTCGCCCATGTGCTGCCGTCCGTGCCCCACTCGACCGTAGAGCCATAGACGAGCCTCTGCTTCGTCGCCATCGCGCTCTCCTTTTCTCAGCGATGATGGATGCCGCGCGGAGCGGCGGTCATTCCCGATAGGTGATCGAGAAGGTCAGCGAGACGCGGTGCAGAAGCGTTGCGTCCCCTTCGAGACTGTCGCGGATCGAATCCAGAAAAGCCCCTTGGATCGGCCCGCCCGAATAGCCCTCAAGGGCCGTGCGGATCTCGCGGCTTGCAGCGATCGCATCCGCGTAGCTGCCGCCATAGCAGTCGATCTGGACCCGCGAAGTCATGAGGCCGAGGCCGTCCAGCGTCATGTCGCGCACGCCGCTGACGCGGTAGAGGGATGCGCGGGGCAGGGTCGCGCCGTGCCCCATCGTCCCCCACGCGACCTGGAACGCGACCGCGCCGTCGAGCAGGCTGTAAAGGTGCTCTTCCATGTCAGCCGCGCGCCGCCCGGCGCTTCACCGTCTTCTCGATCTCGTCCCAGAGCCGGGCGCCAAGCCCTTCCAGAAGCCGCCCCTTGTTCGCGTCCCAAGCCGGCTGAAGCATGGGGTCCGGCGCGACGCTGCCGCGGAACGCACCATTTTTCGTGTAACGCGGGCCAGTGCCAAACTCCAAAAGGTGCGCGTGCGGAGCACCGCCGGCCCCGTAATTCGCGCCTACGAACATGAAGACCACGCTGCGGCCCGCCCGCGGCTTGCGCCGCCCCCGCTCAAGGCGGGACGTGACGCGAAACACGTCGTCACGCGATCCCGGCCAGAAGGCATTTGCCATGACGGCGATCGGGGCCAGCTCCTTCTTCATGGCCCGGCGCGCGACGCCCTTCGACGTGCCGCGCGGCAATTCCGCCAGGGCCTTCTCGATGTCGCGGAAGCCCTCTACCTTCATCGAAACACTCACGGGAGAACCTCCATGCGCCTGCTCTTCGCTCTGCCCCTGTGCTTCTCCGCCAGCATCGCCGCCGCCGAAACCGATACGCCGACCCTCGATCTTCCCTGCATGGAGGTGCTTGACAGCATCCAAGAGCGCAGCGACTACGCGGCAACGCTGATTGCGCGGGGGGTTGAAGGCGTCGCCGAAAGCAGCTTCAGCGCGGGCGTACTCGCCGGCATCGGGTTGGGCCACGCCATTGCCCGCGGTGCCAATGCTGCCGATGCTAAATTGATCGGCGCCGAGATGGGCGAAACCTGCGCCGCTGATCCCAGCCTCACTTTCGGCGAACTGCTTGAGAAGGTCTCGCCGCCGGAGTGACGCTTACCAGAGCGCGATCAGGTCGGTGGCCGAGGTCGCCGTGCTGTTGACGCGCGTCGCCCGCACAGGAAGCACCGTGCCGGCGGGAAGCCCCTTGAAGACCACCGCCGAGCCGGCGCCCTTCATCTCCACCGACACGTCGCCCGCGCCGCCGACATAGATCGCTCGCGTGGTCTTCGACAGGTCAGTGCTATCATGTGGCGTGATCGCTGCGGCGTTCTCTGCCGTGTCGCTCAGGCCGGGCCGGTAAGTCTCAAAGTCGTCTGCCATCTGTCATATCTCCAAGCTGACTTCACGCGTGCGGCATAGGCCCTTCAACCACGAGGTGAACCCACTGCCGGTCAGTGATCGTGTCCACCTCGGTGACATTCCAGCGATTGCCCGGCAGCGTGTCGCTCGTGACGCCAGACGGCAGGCCTCGCCGAACATCGCGCATCCGATAGCTTTCGGTGATCGCCCGAGCAGCCGCGCAAGACCGCACCCGGATCTTGTATGCCTTCCGGCCAGCCTCGCGCGCCGCCTGCACCGATTCATCGCCCTTGCCGTAGAGCCATTGCGCCGCGCAAGAGAAGTGCTCTGTCCACGCCTCAGTGACCCCGCCAAGCGCATCCGTGCCGCCGGTCGGCGCGTCGAAGGCGACACGCTCGGTGAGGGCGCCGGCGCGCATCAGATGTGCCCCCGCGCCAGCCGGTAATTCGCCAGAAGCGCCTGCACGCCCATCGGCATCACCGACATGCTGCGCTCGGTCGCCGCGCTGCGGTTGTCATACCAGTAAGCGACCAACAGAGCAGCCGCGTGCCGGATCGCCTGCGGCACGTCTTCCGCTGCGTCACCGTAGCCCGTCACATACTCCGCCGACAGAGCATCCGCGCGGCGATAGGTGTTCGGCCAGTTGACCCCGTCCACCAGCTCAACAAGCCCGTATTCAGGGTGCGAAATCAGCCGATACTGATCTGCCGCCAGCGTCTGCTGGGCGTTCGTCTCGTCATAGTAGGTGATCGCCGACACGCTCTGCACGACCGGGATGGGCAGCCGCAGCGCGCGCTCGCGCGGCGGAGCCGAGAGCGTCAAGCGCCACGTCTGCGTAATGAGCGCACGCCCCAGCACCCCGGCTTCACCATCCATCCAGTCGTTTGCCGCAGCAACCATGCCCGCCAACAGCGTGTCATCATCGTCGTGGTCTACGACAACGTGCTGCTTGGCCTCCGCCACCGACAGCAGAGGCACGGCAGGCGCCGCTGGGGGCCGGAAGGCCCGGCCCCACACCAGAGATCAGGATGCGGCGATCTTGAGCAGCTTGATCGCGTTGGTGTCCTTGAGGATACCGCCGACCCGCTTAAACATGATGTAGCGGATGTAGCCAGGCTTCGTGACGTTGTCCCGCACAATGCCCATGCCGACGCGATCCGCGATCAGATATCCGCGGTTGAAATCGCCGAACGCCACCGGGTGCGCGTCCGCGCCGATGTCCGGCATGTCTTCGGCGATCGTGATCGAGTAGCCCTTCATCGTCGCCGGGTCCGAAGCCGAAACCGCCGATTGCAGAAGATACTGCCCATCGCTGTCTTTCACCTTGGCGAACGCCGCCATGGTCAGGCTGTTCATCACCCAGCGCGCCGACGCCCGATAGCCCGCCTTGAGCGTGTAGATGATGTCGATCATCTCATCGAACGGGTTGGACGAAAGCGCCGCAGCTTGCCCGGTCGGGATGTATTGCAGCGTCCCGAAGGCGCGCGAAGCATCCGCCGTCGCGGCCGGCGACCCGTTGAGGAAGCCGGTCGGCTTGTTGGTGCCATTGCCGGAAACGAACGCCACGCCCTCCGCGATGGCGAACTGCTCGACCGCGCTGTCACGCAGCCACGCCTCCACGTCGAAGAACAGATCTTCGAGCGAATGGCGCGTGGCCTCTGGCTTGGCCGCGATCTCGCCGAAGGTCGGCGCGACCTCGCCCAGGTCCGGCGTGTTGGTCTGCGAGCGCGTGTCCGTCTCGCCAACCCACTCGGTACCGAAGCCGTTGAGGTTCACCAGCTCCTTGTAGTCCGGCGTGCCGACCGAAACGACGCGGGCGATCTGCCGGATGGGGGAGATGTCCTGCACCTGTTTGGCGATGTCGGCCGCGATGACCTCCGGCAGTGCATAGCCGCCCGAAGCCGCCGTGCTAGTGCGGGTGTCCGTCGCCTTGCGCGACAGCTCGTAGAGTTCGCCGGCCGCCTTGTGGTCGTCGGGCGAACGCACGAACTGGAAGAACGCCGACTTGTATTCGTCAGCCTGCTGCTCAGACAAGGCCGCGCCGGGGCGCCCCATCTTCGTTTCGAACTCGTCCATCCGCTCTTGGAGAGACTTGAGCTTAAGTTCGGCGTCCTGCTTGGCCGAAAGCGTTTCCGCCAGATCGGTTTCCATCTTGGCGAGCTTTTCCTTCGCCAGCGCGTCGTCGCCCTTAACGGCGTCAACGTCGGCGCGAATCGCCTCGATGGTCTTGTTGCCCTCTTCAATGAGGGATTTCAGCTCTTCAACAGCCATTGGGGGAACTCCTTGATTGGCTTACTGAACTCGCGCGGCCAAAAGCTCGCGCACTCCGTCAAGCCGATCATCACCAGCGTCCCGCATGGCCTTCACGGCGTTCATGCCCCCGCCCATCAGGGCTTGGGCAACAGTGCGGCTCAACCCAGCGTCCCGCGTGAGTAGCCGTTCCATTTCGCGCGGCGTCATGTCCGCCGCCTTAATTGCATCGACGCGCGCGCTCGCCAGCATGGGGAATGTCACCAGTGACACCTCCCAAAGCTCAAGCTGCTTGAGCATCCGAGCGCCATCAGCGCCGCGGTCCGCGTCGATTGTCCGGTATCCGATGGACATGCC